GACGACGGAAGACACGCCTGCGGATCAGCAAATTGTGGTCTTAGCGGGATCGCAAGCTAGGCTTCTAGCTCAAGAGACACGCGGCGACTTCACCCCCCGCGCCGACCGCAACGTGGTCCGTCTCTTCGAAAGCGCCAACCTCTCGACCCTCGCTCACGAAGGATCGCACTGGTATCTCGACACCCTCTGGCGGATGTCGAAGACCGAGAACCCGCACCCGTTCGTGCTGGAGCAGCTTGCAGCCGTCCTCGAATGGCATGGCAAGTCCCCGAACTGGGACGCGATGTTCAACGCGGACGGCTCGTTCACGAAGGAAGGCGTCGAGCTGCAAGAGGCATTTGCCGAGACGTTCGAAATCTATCTCCGCGAAGGCAACGCGCCAACGACTGCGCTGCGCTCAGTGTTCGCCTCGTTCAAGCAGTGGCTGCTGAACCTCTACAAGAGCGTAGAGGGCGTGTTCATGATGCGCGATCTGAGGACCGGCGCCTACACGCAGCGCGCCAATCTGGACCGCGTAAAGATCAACGACGAAATTCGCCAAGTGTTCAAGCGGATGCTCGCGAGCGACGAGGCGATCAATGCCGTTCACAGCGGCCTGGCCCGTGACGGCGAGGCAATGGCGCAGGCCATCCTCAAGGCGCAAGACCCCAAGGGCCTGTGGAAGCCGGAACGCAAGGAGAAGTTTCTCACGCGGATGAGGGAGCGGTACGCTGCGGCCCGTGAGCGAGCCAGCGCGGCGCACACTGCACGCCTCATTGAAGAATACTATCGCAACGAGCAGGCGATAAACTCTGCCGAGGAGCGCGAAGTCCGTCTCGAAGTCCAGTCCGAGATCGACGAGCGGCCTGAACAGCGGGCGTATTTCTGGCTCTCGACGGGCCAGTATCGCGACACGCGCGAGGCGCAGGCAGAGGAAGCTGCTGCCGAGGATGAAGCGATGCGGTCGCTGCCGCAGACCGTTAAATCAAAAGCCGTCGATAGCCTGCAGATGGTTGCAGAGCGTGGCGAGCGCACCCTCGCAGAACGGGTTGTGATTTCCGCGGCAGAGCGCGAAGCGATCAACGCCTCCGCTGCTGAGACGGGCCTTTCTGTGCGCGAGATTACGGACGCCGTGCGCTCTCACAAGGCCGCGCACCCGATAGCTCAAGGCTGGGCTCCTCTGGTTTACGTGCGTACCGAGATCGATAAGGGCAAGGTTGCGCACCAGTACCAGAGCGTGCCGTATACCTTCAGCTCAGACGCCAACGGTAGACAGCTAGAGCCTGGAACTGCCGCTTACGATCGCCGTGTAGCTAGCGTTGCGCGCTCAATGGTTGAAGAGGTGCGCTCGATATTTCGCCGAGCCGCCAATGGCGACCAGAACGCGCTTAACATCCTCGCGCAGGCCGGTTGGTACAAGGCCATGCGGACGCGCCTGCGGCATGAGTTTGGGGGCCTCGGCGACCTTTTCGCGGATCTGCTCGGAGCCACCAGCCCGAACACGCCAGTGCGGGGCAACTGGGCTAACGCGGTCGAGGCGCTGCGTCGTGCTAGCCGTGGCGATTTCGACGGGTTGATCCTGCAGTGGGAAGCGTGGGCCGACAACCTTGATGCCGTCGAGACCGACTTGCGCGCTTGGTTTAATGAGCGTTTGGATGAGGGTCTGAGCAAGAAGAAGATCAAGGGGTTACCTGAGTACGAAGAGAAGATCGCGGCAGTGCGCAGCGCTCGCAAGATGCCGGACGACCTGCTTCCGACCAAGGAGTCAAACGCCAAATACGGGTTCAACGGCGCTAACGTCATCCGTGCGATGGTTGACTTGTGGCGTGTCGTCAAGAACGCAGACCCGGACATTTCCCGTGGCGGTACGGCGCCCAAGGCGATCAACTTCAGCGGGAACCTGATTGGGTTCCGTTCCAGAGCCACGATCGATGTCTGGGCCGCGCGCCTGCTGCAGCGTCTGACCGGCGGGCGGCGTCTTCCCAGCATGGTCGAGAGCAGCCTCTCGGGAGATATGCGAGAGGACGGAACGACGACGCTGCAATTCGGGTTCGGGCAAGATGCGTTTAGCGCGGCGGTTGCCGCCATCCGCGCCGACCCCGAACTGCAAACAGACGCCGGTCTTGCTGAAATCAACGACGACGATCTGCAAGCCGTTGTCTGGTTCATCGAGAAAGAAATCTGGACGATCAACGACTGGACTAACGCGGCAGGCGAGGGCGGCTCATTTGAACTCGAGGCCAATCTTACCGGCACCTCTCAGCAGGATCGCGTCAAGGAACTTCGCAGGATTATTGACGCCTCCGCACCAACCGCGACCGTAACAGCGGCGAACCAGGATACGGCTCCAGCGCTGAAGGCGATCGAGGACCACGAGGCCAAGCACGCCGACGAGATCGAAGAGCTGCGCAAGCTGGAGTCGGGCGAGGTCAAGGGCTCCAAGAAGCGCATGGCAGAACTGGGCAAGATCGTTCGCCCGCCGGCTGAAGCAACCCGATTGCTTGCCAATGTGGAGCGGGCCAAGGCCAAGCTCGAAAGCCTCGCCTTGGAGAAGGTGGCGGCGAAGGGCGAACTCGCGGCGCTGGAGCGTGAGGTCGATCGATTTGTTGGTGGCCTGTCGATCCAGATGTCGCAGGACACGCAGGGCATCGACTTTGTGCCGACCGATTCCGACATGGCGCGGCTGGGAGCTGCCGTCCGTCAGGCTATCTATGAGGCCGACGACAAAAGCGCGGTGCTGGGCTCCAAGGCGCTATCGACTGAGGGACGTTACGGCGGGGCCGAGCGTTCGCTGGATCTCGAGGTAGTCGCGCGTGAGGGCTACAACGCCAACACGCTATGGCGTGAAATGCTTGTTCAGGCCCAAGCTGCCCGCCAGGACAGCACGTTCCTCTCGCGCGTTCTGCGGGCGGGTGAGGAGTTCGATCCGCTGCGGCACCGGCCCGGCGTCGAGATCTACCTTCGCAGCGCCGCATCGAAGGAACAACTTGAGAAGGTGCTGGCCGACCTGGCTAAAGAGGGTGTTGAGTTTTTGACCGTGATTGTTGACGGTCGCCGGATGGCCGAAAGCATGGGCGGGGCGATGCCAGCCGCTGTCGGCGTTCGCCTGCAGTATGTCCCTGAATTTGAACAGCGTTACGGCATGGACAACCTGAGTGGGTTGGACGAAAACAGAAGGCGGACGAGCTAGAAGCCATTGCCGATCGCGTGTCTGAAACCGTCGAAGGCGTTTCTTTTGCTGGTCAATTCTGGTACGATACGCAAGTGGCTTTCAGTCACCAGTATCAAGAGAAGATTGATGGCATCTCAGCTGGAATATCTGAAGGAAGCCCTGCAAAGGCGCCTGACGGCCAACGGTGGCAAGGAGACGCCATTCGTTCAGGGCTTGAGAGCGCAGATCGCCAGGTACGAGAAGCCGCGCGCGGAGAACCCGGTGGAGACGTTCTCGGTGGGGATGCGGGGACCGGCCCCCAAAGCCTAGCCCAAACCGTAGCCCCCCGCCAACTCGACGCGATGGGCTTCTACAGCGCAGCGCAGGAAGCCGCACAGCGCGTTCCCGATGGCATCTGGCAGATGGGCTGGCAGGCAGCGCGCAACTCGCTGGCGAAGGGCAGAGGAACGTCACGACCGACATTCGAAGAGCTTGACCAGCTCGGCCTTGATGACGCCGTGGCTGAAGCGCAGCGCGAGGCGGGCGAGCCGCTGAAAGGCGCTGAGCTTCGCTCCGTCGTTCTGGATATCATAGACGCCAACCGCATCATGATCGAGCGGGCAGACGCCATCTTCGATCCGGCGAAGGCGCGGGCTGCGATCCGCAAGATGAACAAGCGGCAGCTTTGGGAGTCGCTCAGCCTGCATGATCGCGGCTGGTTCGCCAATCGCTGGGTTGAGCCCCGCGTTGAACGCGGCGTTCGCACATTCACGCTGGACACGTCAGACGGAGACACAATCGTCCTTCAGTTCAAGGAAGACGAGATGGTGATCGGGTATAGCGGCGACCCGATGCGCGTCTCGTCAGTCGATATTCCTGTCTACAGGAGTTTCACTCACCTGGGGCTCAAAGATAAGCCGCTGGTAGAAACCATCACTATCCGTCTTGGCGTTTATGAAGTCATCCCAGCGGCGGAGGCCGAAAACCTACTGCTCACGTCAAGCGTCAAGTACGCGGTCCAGAATCGGATTGGCGAGTTGTTTGCGGACCTTGGCGAAGAAACGGTCATTCGCAAGACGACACGCGAAGACTTGGCCGATAGCATTCCTCTCGTGGACAAGGGCTCGTATGGCAACGGCTCTCGGCGTCTGGAGCCCGAGGATTACGATCTTGACGGAGAGGCAACAAAGAGCGGCGAAATCCGCATGCTGCTCCCCGCTCGCTTTCATGATGACCTGACCGGGTCCACGCATTCCGGCGAGCCGGGCGAGGTCGTCAATATCCTCTGGTCTGTCCGCAAGGATGCTGATGGGAACAAGTCCCTCTTCCTGCGCCAGTTGCAGTCGGACGAAGCCCAGCAACTGCGCCGAGAAAAGGAGGCGATGCAGAGCAACCGAGAAAGCGAAATTCAGGTCTACATGACCCGCTTGGGCAAGACGCGCGCCGAGGCGGAAGAGGCGGTCCAGAACGACATCGATTCCATGCTGACCGCGCCCCTGCTTGCGCGCACGTCCACTTGGGTCAACGCTGGTGTTCGGGCTCTTGTCTTTGAAGCGGCCAAGCAGCGGATGGGCAGCGTGTCGGTTCCGACAGCGCAGACATCCACGATCATTCAGGGCAACGCTGACGCGGCGCAGCATTACGAAACCAACGTGCGCGGTGCGCTTGAGAAGATCGCGCGCCAGATGGGCGCCGAGGTCAAGGTCTCGACGGTGCAGTCTGCGGACTACCCGAACGGCGCAACCGTCTACACGATGCAGATCACGCCGCAGATGCGAGCGAAGATACTCTCCAGAGGCTTCCCGCTCTTCCAGACAAAGACCGGCAAGGGAACAACCACCCCGCCCGCTGATCTCCCCCTGATGCGCCTCAACCTGCAAGCCGTCCGCGAGCAGTATGGCGAACAGGCGCTGGCAGAAATCCCGCCCGAGGTTGCAGCCTTCAGCGCGACCGCGAACGATGTCGATATGTACCTTGCGACAGTCCGCGACATCCGCAAGACGCTGAACGAGACGCCGCCCAAGTCGCTGTGGAAATTCCTCTCGACGCCGCGCAACATCGGACAGGGCGAGGGCCGTATCAGCTACAGGGGCATCCGCGACACGGACGGCGAGATACTGAAGATCATTGGCGAGAAGAAGGCCGCGCGCGGGCTGATCGCAGACCCGACGAAAGACAGCAAGCGCTCGCGCTCCTATGACATGCAGCAGGCCATCGAAGCCGCATGGGAGGCTGGCTATTTCGACGGGGAAGAGCTGCCGACGCCGGCGCAATTCCTCGACACGCTGCGCGCCGACATTGACGGGCAGGCCCCGCGCTACCGCCGCGACGACATCCCGACCGTCAGCATGATCGCCAACGCTGAACGCTGGGAAGCCTGGTTCGACCAGAACGACATCAACATCCACGAGAAGGATACAGCGGCCCTACGCGCCAAGCTGGCCGTGATGCTGACCGGACAGGGCGAGAACGCGATCGGCCCGGATGAAGCAGCCCCGTTCTTCAAGATGCCCAACGGCAAAGCATTGCTCGACGGCCTGAAGCAAGGCCCGCTGCGCGACAAGCTGATCCGCGAGGAAACCCGCAGGCGCATGATCGAGCGCAACGGCGACGTGTTCCGGGACGGCACCATCATGGCGAAGGCAGAGGAATACGCCCGCAATGAGCTTCAGCATCGCCAGTGGGAGATCGAACTGGAGGCGCTTGCCGAGGCAGGCGGGCAGCGCATTGCGACGAACGCATTGAAGCAGCAGGCGATCGAGAACCTCCGCTCCAAGCAGGTCCGCGAGGTGCTGAACTACAACCAGTACCTCACGCTGGAACGCCGCTGGGCTGAGAAGGCGATCAAGGAGAAAGACCCGGCCAAGGCTGCGGAGTATGCGAAGTATCGGCTGCTGAATTCTTATATGTACTCGGAGGGCAAGAAGCTCGCGGAGCAGATCGAGAAGACCCGCAAGCACCTGCTCGCCTATGAGAGCAAGTCCAAGCTGGCGCGGCTGTTCTCTGCCGGCAAGGAATACGCCGAGAACATGCGCGGGCTGCTGTCGGACTACCAGCTTCGCAACGAAAGCCGGAAAGCCGAGAACCAGCGGCAGGCGCGATCGGCATGGATACAGACGCAGATGGCGGGCATCGACCCGTTCGCAGCCTACGCCGATCCGACGCTATCTGTAGAGCAGCAGCAGATCGCCGCGGCTGAAGCGATCGAGCGCAGCAGCGTGCTTGCCCGCCTGTCCGAGGGCGTGGACGCACAGAACTACAAGTCGATCACGGTGCAGGAGCTGCTTGCTGTTCGCGATGAGGCGGATCTCATCTGGAGGCTTGCGACTCTCAAGGACCGGCTGATCAAGGACGGCGAGCGGCGCAAGCTGTCGCTGGCGGCAGGCGACATTGCCGAATCCGTTGTCGCCAATCAGCCAAAGGAGCGCCCGCCCGAGCCTCTGGAAAGCAACCTGCCCGGCGAGAAGATCAAGCGCGCCGTCTCTGGCTTCATGGTGTCTCACCGCACGTTCCAGGCGCTGGCCCGGCAATTCGATGGCGGCAAGGATGGTGGAGTGTTCTGGCGCTACATCGTGCGCCCGCTCAATGACGCTTTCGCCCGCAAGACGACGATGATGAAGCAAGTGGGCAAGGACATGGAGAAGCTGTTCTCCACGTTCACCCCGGCTGAGCTAGGCCGGTTCATGCGGGACCGGCAGACGATCGATCTCGGCGCAGGGCAGAAAGTCACGCTGACGACGCAGGGGCGTCTCGCAGTGGCGCTGAACGCAGGCAACGAGAAGAACCTCGCCCGCCTGATGGATTCGAACGGCTGGGATCGGCGTCAGGTCCAGGTCATCATCGACACGCTTTCCAAGAAGGAAATGGATTGGGTGCAGGCAACGTGGGATTATCTGGAGACATGGTATCCCGAGGCCGATCGCGTCCATGAGGCAGTACATGGCGCGCCAATGGATAAACAGGCGCCGCTTCAACTCGCGACCCGTTACGGCGTGTATCGCGGGGGGTACTTCCCGATTGCCTTCGACCCCCACAGGTCGAGCAAATCCGGGCAGCGGAAACTGGAGCAGGATGCGCAGGCGGCTGGCGGCGGCAGGGTTGGCACTCGACAGGAGCCGGGCTTCGCGAAGAAGCGCGTTAGCGGCAAGGTCACACTTCCGCTCAACCTTGATCCGTTCTCGGTCATCCTGCGCCATCTGGATCAGGTCACGACATCGATTGCGACCGAGGAAGTGCTGCTTGATGTTGGCCGTCTGATCCAACACCCCGACGTTGAGCGCGCAGTTATTGAGAGGCATGGCCGCGTCAAATACGACGAGATCATCGAGGCTGTTAAGGCAGCGAAGTTTGGCCTGCCGGTTGCACAGGGCGCCGTCGAGAAGATCCTGAACCACGTCCGAAACGGATCGACCGTCGCCAAGCTTGGGTGGAGCGTCAGCACGGCGATGCTTCAGCCATCTGGTATCTCCAACTCCATCGTGCGCGTTGGTTTCCCGTGGATGATGCGCGGCTATGCCAGGATGCTGGGCGGCGCGGCGCAGATGGAAGGCTGGGCCAAGTGGGCGATGGCGCGCAGCGAGTTCATGCGCAACCGCCGCGAAAGCCAGAGCCCGGAACAGGTCAACCTTCTGGCGACACTGAAAGGCAACAAGCCGCTGGTCATGATCCAGCGCAGCGCGTTCCAACTGATGGCGCAGGTACAGTTCTTTTCCGTAGACCTGGCGACATGGTACGCAGGCTTCGACAAAGCGACCGCTGGTGGGGCAGACGAGGCGCTGGCGGTGTCGATGGCCGACCAGGCTGTCATTGATGCGCAGGGCGGTGGTGAAGCCTTCCAGACGGCGGGCATCCAACGCGGGTCGGTTGGCGTCAGGCTGCTGACCAACCTGATGAGTTATATGCTGACCACCTATCAGCTCAGCGTTCAAAGCGCTGCCAAGAAAGATCCGAACCTGCTTGTGAAGGTCGCGCGCATCTCGGCCGATATGGTCCTGCTCTGGTCGGTGCCGGTTGCTGCGACCTTGGCTATCCGCTTTGCGATCCAGGCTGCGATCGGCGGTGGCGACGATGATGACGAAGAATACTGGTCGCTGGAAAACATCTCGCGCGAGCAGGCGTCGTTCATGATGTCGCCGTTCTTCGGACTGTCGCAGATCGCTGGGGCCGTGAAGACAGACCCGTACACCTATCGCGGGCCAGCTGGTCTCGACATGCTGGTGCAGTCATACAAGGCGATGGACGCTGCATCGCATGGCGATACCGAGCAGCTTCTGCGCCCGCTGAACCAGATGGTGGGCATGGCATTCCACCTGCCGGCCAACCAGATCGACAAGTCCGTGCGCGGATCAATCGCTCTGTGGAATGGTGAAACAGATAGCCCTCTGGCCATTTTCTTTGGCCCGCCGCCGAAGTAGAATCAGCACCATGATTTGTGCAGCGCCTGGATGTAGCAGCGAAGCGAAAACGCGCGGTCATTGCGCGCGGCACTATAGCAAGCTCCGCTACCACGGGGAGATTGAAGTCCGTCGCAACGCCAAGTTCGGACTTGGCGAAGAGTTCATTCGAATGGCTTTGGCGAGCGACACGACCGAGTGTCTTGAGTGGCCCTGCGGCTTGGACAAAGACGGATACGGGCAGGTGAACTATCAGGGGCGGCACGATCGAACGAACCGGCTTGTGTGTCGCCTTGCGCATGGCGAGCCTCCGCACCCTGGCGCTCACGCTGCGCACGAATGCGGAAATCCAAAGTGCTGCAATCCGCGCCATCTCTCGTGGAAAAGCATCAAGTCAAACATGCACGATAAGTGGAAGCACGGCACCATGTACGCAGGTGCGCGCCACCACAAAACGAAACTGACTGAGGCTCAAGTTCTTAGCATTCTGAACGACAACCGAGGGCCGACTGCCATTGCCAAGGATTACGGCGTCACAAAAAGCGCCATCATAAACATTCGCCAAGGCAAGGCTTGGGCCATCCTAACCGGCATCCGCAAAGCCGCCTGAACTAACGCCGCGTCACTTCTTTCAGGAGTTCGCTTGCGAGGCTGCTGATCAGCGTTGCGGCCAACACAATGACCACGACGCCAACGTACATCAAAAGCGTTCCCCAAAAGCCGCGCTTCGGTTTCCGCTTGGTTTTATCCGCTGACATCTGCCGCCCTCATCTGCTGGGCGCAGGCTGAACCTACCCATTCTGAATAGTCAACAACCCCGCCCCTCGCGAGGAACGATAGCGCATGACCCTTACAACAGCCTGCACCCCGCGTGTGGTCATAACTGGCAACAGCACGCTTGGGCCTTACAGCCTCGTCGATTCCAGCAGTGTCGCCATCAGGCTGGTGTCCACGGGGCATCTGAAGCTGACGCGGTATGCAGCCTCGACCGATGACAACAACGATGGAACGCTGCTGGTTCTGAACACTGATTACACAGTGGGAGGTACGCAGGATGCGCGCACCTTCACGCTGATCGGATCGCAGGCGGTGCTGACATCCTCTCAGCGCATCGTGGCTGAACGGGTGCAGAGCTACACGCAAGACCTCGACCTGACGACGGGCGGTTCGTTCAACTCCTCCAGCCTCGAGAGCCGGTTCGACAAGCTCGCGGAGTTCCAGCAGGAACTGAAGGCGCGGCTGGATCGCGTGCCGGCGCTTCAGTTTGCGGACACAACGGCGAACGTGGCGTTTCCCTCGCCGCCTACTTCGGGATCGGCGGTGCTGGGGCGTAGCTCTGACGGATCGCTCGTGCATCTCACGGCGGCTGATCTCAGCGCAGATGTCGTGCTGGGCAGCGGATGGGGCGATGCGCTGGCGACAGTGCTGGTTAACAATATCTCTGCGATGCTGGCGCTTGATCCTGCCGACAATCAGATCATTCGTTTCACGGCATCCGGCGCAGAGGCCATTGACCAGGAAGATATCGAGGTCATCCCGACCGGAGAAATTACAGCCAACGCGATTGACGATCTGATCGGCGGCTACCGCTGGAACAGCTCCAGCCTGTCCAGCACAATGGTTGTCACCACGAAGGCGTTCTCCAGCGGCGACATCAACGCGACCACGAACCGGCTTACGTGGACGGCGCATTCCAGGTGGACCGGCGAGGGCGGCATTGTCTCGGCAGGGGATGGGCTGACGGCGCTCACGACCGTCTACTATCTCCGCTGGTACGACGACAACACGCTGACGCTGCACCCGACGTGCGAGGATGCGCTGTCGGGGACCAACACGGTAGACATCACCGGCACGACCGGCTTCACGCTGAGCATCCTGCGCGACCCGCGTCAGGGCGTCTACAAGCTGCGGGCAGGCGCATCGCTCACCGGCTCTGGCGGCGCACTCGTTCGGCAGATCAACGGCGTTGTGTCCCCGCGCATGTTCGGCGCGACCTTGGCGGCGAGCGACAACTCGGCGGCAATCATGGCCGCGTTCAACTACATGCGGTACTCATGGAACGCCTCGCGCCATGCTTTCGACGCGGCTGTGGACTTTGAGGGCATCCAGTATTTCTGCTCGCGCCCGGTCCACATCTTCAACCTGCGCCAGCCGGATGCCAAGTTCGGGAACGGCGGCATCTACTCCACAGCTACCGGCAAGATTGCGCTCTGCCTCGCTGGCATGAACGCGCCGGTCATTGAGAACTTCGAAGTCTACGGCGACCAGACAAGTTCGCCCGCAGTCGGCATCTACTACGGTCGCAGCTTCGACGGCGCTTCCGCCCCCATCGCACCTGACGCCCGCATGTCGGATGTTCGCACGCAGGGGTTCTTCTCGCAGGCTGGCGCGGTCAACTTCGCGTCCGAAACCGATTCGCTGATCAATTGCTCGCACGACAACCAGCACCGAACACTGACGGCTGTTTCGTTCGCCTGTATCCGCAACATGCAGTCATGGGTGGATCAATTCGGCTCTGCCCTCACAAGCGATTTCGGCAACCTGCCGACGACGGCAAGCGGCAACCACAGCAACATCCTGCATATGTGGTCGCAGCACAGGGTGACGCGCAACAGCGTCATCTCGATGGCAATCAGCGGTATCACGAAAGCCAACCCCGCCGTGGTGACTGTGTCATCGGCAGGGCTGACTGCAAGCGGCCTGACCAACGGCGATCCGATCTTCTTGGACATCGCCGGGATGACCGAACTTGTCGGCACGGTGCAGACCATCGCCAACATCAACCTTGGCGCGGGTACGTTCGAGCTTTCCGGCATCAACAGCACGGCATACGGCACGTTCACAACCGGCTACGCACGCAACAAGACCGGCCCGTCCATGCTGATCGGCGGCGCGTTCTCGGTGTTTGGCCGCACCTGCTATCACCTGACCTACGGCTCGCCCTCGATCATCTTCGACCTTCCGAACGGCACGCCTGATGGGTTCGACTACGAGTTCCAGGACGAGAACAACCCCGACCAGCCGATCCTGTTCCGCGCTGGGTCTGGCGCGTATGCAATCCAAGGCTTCAGGGCGCGCATCGACTCGTGGTCGCAGAAATCAGCCAACAACATCATCGGTTATGAAGGCACGACCGGCACGGTTCAAATCCAGAACTTTTACCTGCATGTGGTCAACATGGCGACGGCCCCCGCCTCCGACATATTCGAGGACCCTGGCAAGTACACGCTTTACGGCGCAACACAGATTGTGCCTCTTGCGGCGGCGCTCAACACCATATCGGCCTTCGCAGTCTATCGCGGCGAGACGACCGCATTCGACCGCACGCCCAAGACCATTGAGTACGGCGATGAAAGCGCCCTGACGGCAACGGTTGCCTACGCCACGCCGGGGACAAGTTCGTTTGTCTACACGCAGCAGACCTTCCGGGGCGAGCGGATCGGCGGGCGTTACTTTTTCACGATGCTGCTGGCGTTCACGCCAACGAACGGCACGGCCAGCGGCGCGCTTGAAATTACGGTTGGGAGCCTGCCTTATCTGCCTGTGCAGGAAACGCCGCTGACGCTTGGACGTGCTGACAATATCGACGTTCTTGGCGGCTCAAGCGACAATGCGTTGGGCGCGTACATGGACACGGACGGCAAGATCTACATCTGGCGCTTCCGTGACGCGACGACCGGCGCACAGGCTGGCGTGGGCAGCATCCCGACCGGAACAGCAATCACGATCCAGATTTCAGGCCATTACGAAGTTGTTGACTGATTGTCGGCTTAATCAAGGAGCAAAGCGTGGATCTTCAGCCTGATATATCCAATCTGCTCGCCAAGTCTGGCGCGACGGTTCGCAAGGCCGGGGACGGGTGGATTGTCAGCAATGGCGCCAGAGCCTGTCACGGCGACACGCCAGCGCTGGCTGCTGAAGCGTTTCTTGTCGCCAGGCAACCAAGGCAGCGGGAAGTCATCGATCGCCTCACCGTGATTGATACCGTCGTCGTCACTCACGAACCCGCGCCCAAGCCTGCGCCCGACATGCGGGACGTGGAACTAGCTGCGGCGCGTGCGGAGATCAACTTCCTGCGCTCCTGTCTGGACGAGTTGCAGAAGCCGCTTCCCGCCCCTGATGCGCTCATGAGCGATTGGGGGAACGTGGGCGCGGACGAGGACGCCGAAGCTGCTCTCACCACGGACGACCTTCTGAGTGCCGACAATGAGGCGGTTGCCGATGTGGTCGCCAAGCTTTCGCGCCAGCGTCGCAAGCGGTTCACAGAACTGCTCAACGTGGAGCTTGCCGAGCTTCAGCAAAGCCGGAACGGCCCGCATGAAGACCGGAAGCGTGAGGCAAAGGTGGAGCGGTTGCTGGGTGTCTTCGCCCGCGTTGGCGAGATGTAATTCTACGAACGGGGCTGGGTATGACGGAGACCTTAATTCGCGACCAGCTTGAGTTGGAGCGACAGCGGGACGCCTATGCGGCGCGGGATAGGCTGGGCGCCCTAGAGCGCGACATCGCCGTCCTGAAGACGCGGTTCGAGGCGGCGGTTGACCAGATCCTGAAGGAACTTGCGAGAAGCGTTTCGCAGGAAGACCTAAAGGAAATTCGGCGCGAAACGCTTGAACTAAAGCGCGAGATCAGCGCCGAAATTCAAAGAGAAGTCGAGAAAATCCACATGGAATTTGAGAAATCAAACGAGGCGTGGGCCGAGAAGATTCTGGTCGGCGCTAAGACGCTGAACGCTGAAGCGCAGCTCCAGCGGATGCAAGAAACGAAGCAGCTTGCGAGGCAGGTCGGGCTGACCGTCTTTGCAGCGGCGCTGAGCATCATCTGCACGCTGATTGTGTTCTGGATGACGACGGCGCGACCGTAGCGCAACACAGGGGCTGGGCATGGCTAAGTTTCTCGATAATTTTCTGGCGTTCAAAAACGAGGCAGACGCAACGCGCAAGTTTGCGCTGTTCGCTGTCGTCATCATCACGCTGGGCCTTGCCTCGCTGAGTGTGACCGGCATCGTTGCAACCGCAAACTGGACATGGCTGTCAGCCCTTCCGACCGTGGGCCTGATCTTTGCCGTGCTCGGCGCGGAGCTGCTGGCAACCGTCGCATTTATCCGCATGCTCACCGCATCGACGCTGTGGCGCAAGGTGGCCGGCGCGTTCATCTTCGTGGGCCTTGCAGCCGTGGGCGTCCACAATGCCGAAAACGGGGCCAAGGTTGTCTGGCCGGATCGCTTCGCGGAAAGCTCTGCTTCGCTACAGGCCAAGGCGGAACTGGCAGGCGAGGAAGCCGGAACACTCGGCACGGCGCAGCAGGCGGCTATCAGCGGGACCGGCGCAGAGCTTGAGCGCGTCCGCGTCCAGATCGCGGAGCTTAAGACCGAACAGCAGATCATGGCGAGCATGTCGCCCGAGGGCATCAGCAAGGCGCAATCGCTTTTGCTCGCTCAGGGCCTCTACTTCGGCAGCGTGGACGGCATCCGGCAGGACAAAACGGAAAGCGCCATGCGGGCGCGTGGCGAGGCTATCCAAGGCGAACTGGCGACCCTCAAGGCCCGCGAGGATGGGCTCATGCAGGGGCAGGCGAGCCCCGTACAGCAGGCCACCACGGATCGCAGGCTGTCCGAGATCGAACTAGCCGACAAGGCAAACGCCGCGTTCTGGGCGTGGCTCTGGCTCATCATCATGCTTTGCGTTCTTGAGGGCGCCCGTTCTCTCAGCCTGTGGGCGCTCATCACCGACATCAATTCCAAGGACGCACAACGCGACCGCGACTGGACGGATGAACTGGCAGCGCTCCGTCACCAGCAAGAGCGGGCGAAAATCATCGCAGAGACGAACGCTGCGGTTGCCGCCTATTCGGCTCCTGCCGCGCCTGTAGCAGCCCCGCCTGTAGCGGTTGAGCCTCCCCCGGCTCCCATCCAACCCCCGGAGCCAGAACCCGCACCAGAGCCCGTCCCTGACCCGGAGCCGCTCGTTCTGGTCGAGCCGGTAGCACCGGACAATCAGAAGTTCCGCGACATGGGCAAAGCCTCTGCCGACGCGAAGGCGGCAAAGAAGGCGAAGGAAGATGCTTACATTCCGGTCCCCTCGCTCGTCGCGCGGGACGCTCTCAAACAGGCGCAGGGGTAAGTCATGTATATTGGCATCGACTTTGGAAGCACGAACACCACGGCTGCGTTGTGGGACGGCAAGCTGAGGATGATCGAACTCAACGCGGCAGGCACGACCACCATGCCTACCGTCGTCACCATGATTGGCGAGACGGCGCTTGTGGGGGAAGAGGCTGTCGTCGCGGGCGAGAAAAACCCCGCCTACGATTTCAGGAACTTCAAGCGGATGATGTCGGAGCCGTGGCATCCAGACGAGGACACCGGAGCGCAGACGGCTGAAGAGATTGACCCCGAGACTGGCCTTGGCACGGGGATGCTGGCCTTCGTTGGCCCGCACGACCTGCACTACCTGCCGACCGAATTGTCTACCTACATCATCAGCGCCATTGTTGACGCGGCGAACCAGTTCCTCAAGCCGCACGATGTAGTATCGGGCGCGGTGATCGGCGTCCCCGCCACCTTCACGCCAGACCAGATTGAGGCGGTCAAGCAAGCGGCGCGAAACGCAGGACTCGAAAACGTCTACACGATCGAGGAGCCTGTGGCCGCGGCCATCGCCCATAACATCGATGCCCGCCGACCGGGGGCCACGTTTGTGGTGGATTTCGGCGGGGGTACGCTCGATACAACGCTCACCCGCAGCCGCGATGGCCTGATCAGCATTCTGGCGAAGAACGGCATTGCGGATCTCGGCGGTGCGGACTTTGACAAGCGCATCGCTGACTACGTCATCAACCTCTGGCGCTCGGAGTTCCGCAAGGAACTGGAAGCGGGGCAGGTAGCGGACAACGGACAGCTTGACCGCGTGATGCCGAAAATCCTGGCGGAAGCGGAGAGCGTCAAGAAGCGCCTCTCCGTCTATGAGGAGACCACGTTCAAGCTAGACCCGGTGTCGCGCACGATCGACGGCGTCAGTCTCCCGATGATCTACCCCGTCTCACGCGCCATCCTGAACGAACTGACGCGCGACCTGATCGACAGGATGATTGCTGCCTGCAAGGCCACCATTGAGGACGCCATTCGCAAGGACGCCAAGTTCAGTGCGAGCGGAGACATCAAGGCCGTCCTGTGCGTTGGCGGCATGACCCGCGTCCCCGCTGTGCGCCAGGCCGTCGAGGACTTCTTCGGCAAGGCTCCGCGCAAAGACGAAAACCCCGAGCAGGTTGTCGCTCAGGGGTGCGCCATCAAGGCGGCGATCCTTGAGGGCAGGCGCCCAGATATCTCTCTGGCCGACATCCTGAGTTTTGACGTGGCGATCGAGGGGCTGAACAACGTGCCTGTGATGGTCATCCCGCGAGGAACATCGTTCCCGTCGAAGAAGACGCTGCCCGTCAAGACTTCCGAGGACGACCAGACCGAAATTTCCATGCGCCTGCTCTGGGCCACACGCCCGCGCGCGGAAGACTGCCACGTTCTTGATGCGCTCGACATTCCCGTGGACCCAGCGCCGGCAGGCGTCCAGCGGCGCAAGGTTGTCGTGTCGATTGACGACGAGGGACACCCTTCGATCGAGAGCGTTGCGGCCTAGGGGGCTTTACTGTGAACGAGCTACAATTCACGAACGCTTACGGGCTCCGGTTGATTCAGGAGTTCGAGGGCGAGCCGCGCCTTGCCGCGCGCCTGTGCGAAGGCGGGAGGTACGAGCTTGGCTACGGGATCACGTTTGATCTCGACGGCCAGCCGTTCACTGCAACAAGCACCTGCACGCCAGACTATGCAGACGCCCTGTTCCGCAATGCGCTGAAGTTTTTCGAGGATGGCGTGCGCCGCCTCGTGACTGTCCCGCTCAACAGCAACCAGTTCTCGGGGCTCGTGGCGCTGGCGTGGAATATCGGGCTGGAAAATTTCCGATCCTCGACTGTCCTGCGGCGCGTAAACGAGGGGCGGATGGAGGACGCTGCGGCCAGCTTCGGGATGTGGGTATTTGCCACTAAGGGTGGACACAAGCAGGCGCTGAGGGGGTTGCTACGCCGAAGGTATAGTGAAGCCGCCCTATTTCTGGGCTATTCATGGACAGAGGCTTGCGACAACGACGCCATCGCATTGCAACGGGAAATCCCCGCCTCGCTGCCTGGTACAGATCGCGTGATCTACAAGACCGCGTTCAAGGACGTGCTCGCCGTGGCGCAACGCTACCCGCTCCCGCCTCTGGACGACGAGCTTGTCCTCTCCACCCCCATCAAAGCTGAGCCTGCGGTCGTGCCGATCGCAAGCAAGGCGGGCCAGCCGGTGCCGCTGCCCGGCCCAGCACCGGCTGCGCCTGCCCTCGAAAAACCGGCGCTGAGTGGTCCCGCGTCGGCTACGGCCCCTCCGGTGAAAGTCCCTGCTCCCCAGCGGGCGCCGGAGGGGACAAAGCCCCCCGATCCGCCTGTCCCAATTGGCCAGCAGACTAGCGCCGTAGATGGCGCAAAGCGCTCTGAGGAATGGTCCAGCGGCACTAAGGCGATGTGGCAGTCACGGCGCTTCTACGGCCTCGTGCTGATCATGGCGGGCCGTCTCTGGATGCTCAAGACGGGCAGCAACGCTTTCCTCGGCGCTGTCTCTGATCCGCTCGTGATGGAATTTGTTGGCGGCTTCGGCGTGATGATTGCGGGCGAGCTTATCCAGAGCTGGGGACGCGCCAAAGCAAAGAAGGCGCTGCACTGATGGTCCTCGCAACGATCTGGGAATTCCTCAAGAAAATCCCCGGCTGGATCTGGCTCGTGGTGGCGGGGCTGGTGGTCGGCTTTGCCTATGTCGAGCGCGAGAAATCCAGAGCGCGGAAGGAAGTGAACGACCGACGCGACAAGGAAGCCGCTGAGGTTGAGCGTGAAGTCATCTCAAACATTTCGGAGAATACTGATGAAGTTGTCCGCGAGGCTGACGCTGTGCGCAGCCATCCCTCTGCTAGCGTCCTGCCAAACCAGACCGGCGCAACCCTCAGCGACCCTCATTACCGCGACTGACAAGGCGATATGGCGCGAGGCGCTTTGCTCAACCGGCAAGGCCATCCTGATTTCGCGCAACGATATCCTGACCCTCGAAACAGCCGAGCAGATTGGCGACCACAACCATGCGCTGTGGTGCGCCTGTGATCATCTGCGGCCGGCAGGTTTCGACGTCAGCATCTGCAAAGTTTAACCGCGCCACGGCGCTCAATGGAGGACGTGACTATGGGCTTCAAAATTGTCCGTGAGGACGGCAAGACGGATTGGGGCTCGCTCCGCGCCGTGTTCTACTGCCTGCTGGCAACCTGGATTGTCGGCGTCCGGCTGATGGGCCTCGACCCGTTTGACGACCTCGTCGCGGGCCGCTTCGACCTCGGCGTCATTTTCGATCTGTTCGCGGTGATCGGCGTCTACCTGCTGTGCTGGCACGTCATGTATCCAAACAGGCCCAAGGTCAGCCTCTAGTCGATGCGTCTCAGCCCGGCCTCGCTCGCGGTCCTATCCGTGATTGTGGCCGGGCTCGTGGCGTCCTGCGTCTTGCTGGCAGGGTGAGACAGACCGCCTAGCAACGCCTTGAATCTGCATGACGCTAGAATTGTCGCACCTTGCCCATAGCGCCTTGATTTCTCAGGCTTTGTCCTTTCCCCTAGGGACTGCCAGCGGATTTTTAAGCATCTGATTTCCTGACGTTTTTCTCAGGTGCGACAGCCCCGGCATTTGAGGGGCGACAGACCGGCCAAAAACAGCGCCCATTGCATCGTCTGCCAGACCGGCCCTCTGAGCCTTCGCGGTGTAGGTTGCGGCCTGCTGGTGCGTCGAGTGTCCGAGTACCGCCATGATCTGGTGCGGCGTGCAGCCTGCCTCAGCCATTCGTGCCGCTGTGGCCTTCCTGAGCCCGTGGAAGCTGCATTGCGGGTGCACCTGCGCCTCCCGGCACCATTCCCGAAACTTGTTCTGTAGCCCCTTTCCCGTGGCGAAGGGCTGGCCATAGGCCGTCTCGAGGTAGGTCAGGCCCTTGCCCTGCCATGCGTCCAGCGCGGCCCTGAGAGGCGGCGCAATCGGAACGTCGATCGCGACGGGCCGGCGCCCTGCGTTCTTCGCCTGGACGAAGCGCAAGCGTCCGTCGCGCTCATGCGGTCTGCCGATCTTCACGGCGTCGCTGATGCGCTGGGCTGTGTAGAGCCCGATGGCGTAAGCCGTGCGTGCCTGCGTCCCGAGCGGGTGCTTTTCCTCATAAGCCTTGCAATCCTCAACCGTCCACGTCCTGTGACCTTCGGTAACGTTGGGCTTGCGCCTGATGCCTGCCGTTGGATCTGACGGAACCAACCCGTCATCGCAGGCCAGTCGGTAGACAGCTCGCAACGCGGCGAGGAAATCCTTGCCCTGCGCATAGGTCCGCGTCTTCACCCCTAGCCGGATCGTCATCGGGTCGATCATCGCGGGCAGGTGGCCTATCTTCTCGTCCAGCGCCTCAAGCAGCCTTTCGCGCGGGCGTTGCGTCAGTTTCCGGTCCAGCGCCTTGAAATCGCGGCTCGTCAGGTAGTGGCGCACGATATAGCCGAATGTCCCCCGTCGCGGTCCTGTGGAGCGCACGGGCGGCGCGGGCTCGCCATTGCGGGCTGCGAAGTAGGCTAGGGCAAACTCCTCACTGCCGGGCTCGCCTTGCAGCCTGACGCGGGGCTTTCCCGGCGCCCTGAAATACCAGCGCACCTTGCCGTGTCGGCTCACGTCGCGCGTGATGCCTTTCCATTCAATCGATGCCATATCCGGCCTCACAGGCGAACCCCAGCGTAAGGGTTAGCCTCGACCGTTGGCAATTCGTTAAGCGTCTCTTCCAGTTCCGACCGCAGCCAGAACAGACGGCGCGTCTCAGGATACTGCCGCGCCTTGGGCATATGTCCGCGCTCAACGAGCTTGTCGAATGTCGTGGGGGATACCCCGACGAACTCGGCAGCCTGGCGTCGATTGAGCGCGAACGTGCTCACTTCTCCCCGCTCCCCGCTAGTGCTGCTGCGCGTCGGAGGTCGCCAAGCGTGAAGTAAGACTGGATAGGCTCCCATCCAGGTCCCTGCGAGCACCACACTTCAGTGTCGTCGGGCGCGTCGTCGTCCCACGAACGGCATTCGCGAATGAACGGCTTCAGCGCCTCTCTAAGCGCAGCATTCTCCCGCTCCAGCTCGGAGAGGCGTCCATCGCCAGCCTCTGCAATGTACGCGGTGACGGCGGCGCGGGCGATTGGCAGCTTGTACTCAATGTGGATCGGGTGATGGCCGCTGATGCTAGGATCATGATCTATCAGCGCCCTTGCAGCCGCATCCAGCGCGCGGGGATCTAGCTCACTCACTCCCCACCCCCTCCCGCCAGCGCCTGAAGTGCGTTGCGTGTTGAACTGACGCCAAGCTCGCGCCTGATCCATTTCTTCACAGTCTCTTGGTGAACGCCCACGGTTGCGGCGATCTCGGAAACCTTCATGCCCGACCTAGCGAGCCGCATGATTTCTTTGTGGTCAGCGACAACCCTTGTGTTCACTCCCTGCTCGGCTGGCGTTGCCCAGCGGCAGTTCCCAGGTTCGTAGTTGCCGTCATTGTCGATGCGGTCGATGGAATGCTTAGGGGATGGTTTCGGCCCCATGTCATCGGCAAAGCATTGTCCACCGCTGCGAACGCCGTCGCCATTCAGCCAACGGTCACAGACCGTGATCCCGCGTCCACCGTATTGATGGTAGTTCCGGTTGCCGACCTCATAGCATCGACGCCGGATGTGCTGATGCGTGTAATACAGCGGGTGATGATGGTCGAACTGTTCAGGGTTTCGTACCTTGAACGGATGGTTCTGACAGCCGCAGCTTTTGGTGTTGCCACTTCGTAGGTTGTTTGCGCCTATCGCCTTCACGGTTCCGCATTCACACTTGCAATACCAGTACGATATCGGCCCTTGCTTGCGTGCTCGGCTTGGCGCTTTTTCAACGACGGTGAGTATTCCGAATTTAAGGCCGCGCATATCAGGCGTCCATCTGCCGCTCGGAAGCTGCATCATGGGCAGCTTCTGGCGCGTTGCTTTGCTCGCGCTCATTTCGCGCACTCCTCCAACCTCAACAGCGCGGCCCGTAGTTCAATTACGGGGCTCATGTCCCTGTCGAACTTGTGCTGTAGCGCCGGATGGATTGAGCCGTCAGGATCGACCCACCGGCTTTTGACTTCGGTTTCCAGATCGTCGGCGCACTCTTGAGCCAGCCGTGCAATCTCCAACAAACTCTCAAGCGAGTTCATCGCGGCGACGATGGCGGCGGCGTTGGCGCGGCCTACAACGTCAAGTGACGCCCCCTCGCCATTGTCCTCCAGCAGCACCATGTCGCTGTTGAGCGTGTCGGCTATGATGCGACCGCTGGGCGCGTAGATATTGTAATAGTAGTCGCGCCGGTCGCTGTCCTGCACGCGCTGGCTGTCTTCAAACCAGTTGCCCGCCGTCGCCTTTGCGCGCAACTCTCGCAGGCGCGCGATCACATCACTTGCACTCACCGCTTGTCTCCCATTCTCGCTTTGACCTGATCCCGATGCTTCTTTGAAAGCGGCGACACGTAATTGTCCGGCTTGCGTGACCATTGCGACGGCGCTTCCGATCTGCGGAGCTTCATCTCAGGGAAGGGGCGGCTGGGGATTGCCTTCTTGGGGCCTGCGCACGATTCACCGCGCAACCTGCGGCCTTTTGCAGATGCCTTCACATCCTTCGCGGTCTTCAGCTTGTGACAGCCGACACAGAGCAGTTGCCAGTTGTCGAGGGTATGGGCGCCGAGGTGATCAAGCGCCTGGATGTGGTCAACGGCGTACTCTCCAAGCTTGACCTTCTCCGCACATGAGGCGCAGCGGCCATCGTACTTGATGAACACAGAGGCGACTTCTCGCGCTGTGAAGCTGCGGCGTTTCAGGGGCTTCGGGAGCGTGTCAATCGTCACCGCACCTTCTCCGCCGCCCGAATGCTGCTCTGCTCAGTGCGCCACATGTCTATGATAGCGCTGGCCGCAGACAGGCGGTTGCGCCACATGTAGTCCACTTCGCGGCAGGCTTTGACCTGCTCAAGATGCATGACGTAAGCTTGGTCTGCGCGGGCTTCCATCTCCTTCGCAGCGGCGGATTTCTCCTCGCTCTGAAGCATCAGCCGCGCCATGACGGTCTTGGTCAGATCGTCCATGTGTTCGGCTGCGGCGCGGGCCTTTGAGGCTTCCTGCTGTGGATCGGTCAGGTAGCGCAGGGCCTGCTCAAGCATCTTGTCCGTGATCATCAGAGAACCCGTTCCTCGACAATCTCAACACCGGGGATCTCAATGGCAGCGCCTTTGGCATGGCGGATGTCCGAGTTCGCCAGCTTCTCCAGCGTGGCCCGCAGGTCGCCGCTATTGAGGTAGTGCATCGCCAGCTTCTGCCAGTCCGTGACCTTTGCGCTGCGCTTTGTCTTGAGCGACGTTGCAGCAAACCCGCCAGCGGCAGAGGATACGCGAGAGGCGGCAAGCGCCTGGCCCTCGGCAATCTTCGCCTCGACGTGCGCAGCCTTCACGTCCACGGTCGGCGCGGTTGCAGCGAGGAACGGGTCTTCCTCCGGTTCTTCAGCAGCCTTGGCGGCGAGGCGTTCGGCTTCCTCCAGCTTGCGGCGGGCTTCCTCCGCGATGCGCTTGGCTTCGCGTTCGCGGGCGTCGAGGAAGGCGGCGAGCTTCTGCTTGAGCCCCTTGATGATCTTGTCGCATTCCTCGATCAGCGGCTTGTACGCGCCATCGATCTGCCGGCCAGCTTCAAGGTGCGGGCGCTTCTTGTCGTCGCGTGTGGCGTCGATCTCCTTCGCCAGCTTGCCGCCGTACCCGACATGATCGCGCACGAATTGCGCATTGCCCTCGGTGATCTCGGTGACGGCGTCGGCGTCGGCCTTGAAGCGCGCCAGCATCTCCCGATAGGCTTCGACATCGTCGGCCCTGTTGTGTCCCGGTCCAATATCAGCGCGCATCTTCAAATGCCTCCTCGGCGTCTGCGCTTGCGCGCTCGTTGTGTTGCAAGCCCTCCATGAGTTCCTGGTAGGACTTGCGGATTTCGGCCTGCCAGTCTTTCGGCTGGAGCTTGACGCGCTCGGCGTTCATCCGGCCCCATTCCTTGAGGTCGCGCGTTGACGTGAGGCGGCGCATCTCCTCGACCATCACGCCATAGTCGCCACGGGCGGCGCCCTTGCTCATGGTCTGGACGGGCGCAGACGCGGGGGGTCTTGCATCTGCGCCCGCCGCTTGCTGGCTCCTCACGGGAGAGGGTGAGGGAGCCGCATCCCTGCGGACTTCGTGGTGGTGGGCGTCGGCGTCGTTGTCGCCTTCGGTCGGGATGCAGAACGTCTGCATCGCCATGTATTTGTAGGCTGCGCTCATGGCCTTGTTCGTCGCCTTGTCGGCGCTGTCCATCGCCTCGCCATAGGTCGCGGCTGTGATGCGCGAGCCATCGACGGAGCAGATGATGTCGAACTCGACGTGGACGACGACGTAGAACAGGACACCGCCCTTCTGCGTGTCGCGCTCGGTCTTCTCGCGGGACAGGACGCGGGGGACGATGATCAGGTGATGCCTGGCAAGGATCGGCGCGAGTGCGTTGTAGACGTCATCAATGCCACGGAAGCTGTAGCCTTGCTGCTGGTTCTTCCGGTCCTTCGCGATGCCCTCGCGCCCCACGTCCTCCATCACGGCTGCGATAGCCTTGTAGACTTCGGGCAGGGCTCTCATATCGTCAGCCATTTTTGGGCCACTCCTTCAAAATCTGTTCACGCTTGGCGTTGTCCGCAGCGATAATGCGGTGGATCTCGCAGACGATTTCCTCGATGCTAGCGGCCACCTCGTCGAGTTCAGCAGCGCTTGCGCCTATGCGCTTTGCTGCGATGCGGGCGTTGGACGTTGGGAATGGGATGACGTTAGAGGCGGTCATGCTGTCCCCTTTGCGTGGCCAGCGGCGTCGATGGCGTCGAGTCGTGCATTGCAAAGGTCGCACTGCCGCTCGCAGACGCCGCACCCGCCATCATTGGAGGCCTCGCAGTAGCCTTCCATGCAGTTGATCACGTAGCCGGCGCCGGCACACTTCGGGCAGTCGTCTACCTCGCTCGCCACGTTGTAATCGATGTTGGTTCCGCCCATGCGCGTCGGGAGCATCACTCGTCCTCCACGCGCCAGTCGGCCATGATCATGGTATTGACGACGGTGCTTGCGCTGAGAGGGGCCTCCGCGATGATCTTGCCCGAACCGGAGTGGTAAGGACCATCGGGCCGGTACCGGTACTGAAGCTCTTTCGTGAGCGGATCGTGTCGGTACTCCAGCTTGTAGCTTTCGCGCTGCGGAGGCGGGCCGAAACCGTGCGCCGGAGCCTGCGTCCACTTCAGGGGAAATTCGTCGGACATCAGACCACCCCGACGCGCTGAAGCTGCTTGCGCCCGCGCACAACAGCAGCGCGTTTCCGAGCCAGCTCTGTGCGCCTGAGACGTGCGAAAGCCTCGTCCAGCGGACAGACGGGACGGCGGGGGCGGAACTCGACGTGGATGACGTTGCTCATGTGCGCTCCTGCATCCGCTGGATGGCGATCTCTTCAAGGATGCGATACGGCGCGGCGTTGTGCCTTGCTGTGATTTCGAACAGGCCGGCGTCATCGCTGGCGGCGTTCACTTCGCGGTCATGCTCACGGATCAGCGCGCGGGCTGCTTCCTTTGTGAGTGCGAGCTTGATGACATGCTGCTCATCGCTGTTGGCGAAGGCGCGGAGTTGGTCGAGGGTCATGTGATTTCTTCCTTGATCTCGCTGAGAAGGCTCATGGCTGCGTTCGGGGCGGGCTCGCCGTAAGCGCCGTCAACAACGTCGCTGTAGGGCTCGATAAACTCGGCGCAGTCAGCGAGCAGTGCTTTGAGTTTTGCGATCTGAAGCCGCTGCTGGCCGACCTTCTTCGCCGCATCATCGAGCAGGCTGTGAAGGGTCTCGACGCGGTCTTCTGTGAGGTCGTGCTTGGTGAGGTTCACGGTTCAAACTCCGATGTTGCGCCGGTCAGGAAAAACTGGTGTTCCAGGTCGTGAAGCTCGGCCCTGAGTTGGCGGATGTCGTCGCCGCTCATGTGCGGATCGCCTTGGGCTTCGTGCAGCGCCTCGCGAGCCTCTTGGATCTCAAGATCAAGCGCGCGGGCGAGGTTCCAGTTGGTGCGGTACAGGCTCATGCTGCCCCCCGCGATTCATGAAACTGCTGAAACGTGTCGTTGAGCACTGCCACGACCATGTAGGCGTCATGACGACTTTCGAACTGGCCGATCACGCGCTTGTCGCCAGTCTTGCGAACGATGCGATAGGACGTACCCAGACCGTTCGGGGTAATGACTTCGAACGGGCCAAGCGCGGCAACGTCCTTGGCGTGAAGCTGCATGTAAGCGGGGATCATGCTGCCACCTCATCGCGGCGCTGGTCGCGGCGGTAGTCAGCGATAGCCTCAGCCTCGGCCTCACGCGCATCGCCCACGTAAATCTCGTAAGCGCGCCATGCGTTGCGATCGATCTCCGCGCGCTCAACTGTGCTGGTTGCTTTGCCGGGGAGAGCTTCGAATGCGGAGGCTGCGAACAGCGCGCCTTCCGTGTCAGGCATCTCTTTGGCGATCTGCTCAACGAGGGCGTCAAACACGCCGCGAGCTTCGCGACCGGGAAGGCCGACCTCCATCGCCTGCTCAATGGCGATCCAGAGGCGGCTGCCAGCGTGTGCGCCGTTCAGCGCGATCTTGTCGGCTTCGATTTCTGCGGCGGTGGTCATCTGGTGGCTCCCAACTGGTGTGAGAGCAATGTGCACTAGGTGCACGTCACCTTGCAAGCTTTATTTGTGCACCGGATGCACTTTTATTCAAGCGGACTTTTTCGATGTGTTAGTGAGTGCCTGGAGAACGGCTTGCGCTTTGGGGCGTTCGGCTGGCGGGATGCGCTCCCAAATGGTCCAGATCGCGTCCGGGGCTGTGGGATCGCGCACAAGCAGGTCAGCCGGTTCGCACATCAGCGCATAGGCTGCGGCTTCCAGAAAAGCTTGATGATAGTCTAGTTTGCCGTTTTCGATCTTGGAAACAATTGTGCGGTCAATGCCTATCCGGTCGGCAAGCCCTTCTTGGGTGATGCCGCGGTGCTTGCGCCATTCCTTGAGGAAGATGCGCTGCCGCTGTTGTTTCTTGATCATGGCGGCATCGTTCGCCCCCGCTCATTCCCGTCTATGGCATGTGATGCACATTTCTCTCGCCCCCTATTGACGACCGACGTGCACTAGGTGCACATTCCGGTCATGACATTCGCCAAGTGGTTAGAGCTTTCGCATATCGATGACGCCAAAGCGGCGCGCATGTTTCGCCGTGACCGCGCACATATTTCAAAGCTGCGCCGGGGCAAGGTTACACCGTCTTACGAGCTTATGCTTGTAATTCGTGACGTATCCGACGGCGCTGTGACGCTTGATAGCTGGGCGCCAGAGGCTTCGCGCGCTTCCCGTAAGGGAAGGGTCGCAGCATGACCCACCCCCATTCCAATTCGCGCGTCCCCCAAACCCGCGCGAACAGCAGCCGGGCGTCCAATCCCCCCGGAACCCCCGCCCGGCTGCTGACCCCTTCGCAGGAGGCTGCGTGATGGGGAAGGGCGCCGCCCTCAGACTTGTCGTGGCTGCCTTGGTTTTCATTGCGGGCGGCGTTCTGACTTTGGCCTATTGGGCGCTGTTGTCGCTTGGCTGGGTCAGGGGCGGGCCTGCACTGACCACATTCTCCGACGCGCTGGGCGTTTACCTCGTCTGCGTTGCGGGCTGCGGACTTTACGTCTTCATCGGTTCGTTCCTGCTCACCTGTGTGGGGCTCGATCCGTTCAACGACAAACCCGACCCCTGAAACGAACGAACCCGGCGCTGTGAACGCCGGGCTCGCCAAAACTGTCAGCCAATCACTCGCGATGGAACCGCGATCATATGACCGACTTCAAGACAATACCTGAAAAGTTTGACCGTTCCACGGCGCCTGCTGCGCTCCGCTACGGATCTGTCTGTTCCGGCATCGAAGCCGCGTCCGTCGCGTGGGAGCCGCTGGGCTGGAAAGCCTCGTTTCTCAGCGAAATCGATCGCTTTCCCCGCGCCGTCCTGTCCCATCATTATCCGAAAGTACCCCTTCATGGCGACTTCACTTCGATCCAGGCGGGAGACTACGACCCAATCGACCTTCTGGTCGGAGGAACACCTTGCCAGTCTTTCTCAGTCGCCGGCCTCCGAGGCGGATTGGCAGACGACCGTGGTAACCTGGCGCTTGAATATCTTAAGCTGGCTCAACGCCTGCGCCCCAAGTGGCTGGTTTGGGAGAACGTCCCCGGCGTCCTGTCATCGGCTGGAGGACGGGATTTTGGTGCCGTACTCGGAGGGTTGGTCGAACTCGGGTATGGGTTCGCCTACCGAGTGCTTGACGCTCAGTTCTTCGGAGTACCACAGCGCCGCCGCCGTGTGTTCGTTGTCGGATATCTTGGAGACTGGCGACGTGCCGCAGCGGTTCTTTTTGAGCGCCACAGCCTGCAAGGGCATTCTCCGCCGCGCAGGGAAACGGGGCAAAGAGCTGCCCCCACAATTAGCGCACGCACTGAGGGCGGTGGGGGCCTCGGAACGGGCTTCGACCTCGACGGCGGCGTGATCGAGTGGCCCCCGCAAGTCGCGCCGTCCCTCTATGCAAAATTCGGCAACAAAATGGGGCTGGAGAACCAGCATCTTGACAGCCTCAAGGGCGGGTTATTCACGTTTGCCATTCAGGAACGCGCCGTCAGCGAGAACTTGGAGAATGGCCCGCAAGGCAAAGGCTACCAGCCTGATGCGGCCTACACGCTAGAGGCGCGCAACAAAGTTCAGGCGGTCGCCTTCACGCAAAACCAGCGTGATGAAATTCGCGAACTTACGGTTGCAGGCGCACTCTCTGCCGAACCCGGCATGAAGCAGCAGACATACGTGCAAACGTCTGCCGTTCGCCGCTTGACGCCTCGCGAGTGCGAACGCCTCCAAGGCTTTCCCGACGATTACACGCTGATCAGCCATCGCGGAAAGCCTGCCGCTGACGGCCCCCGCTACAAGGCGCTTGGGAACTCAATGGCCGTGCCAGTGATGCGCTGGATTGGTGAGCGCATCGCCACGGTCGAAGCCCGCCAGCAGGTGAGGGCAGCATGACCAGTGAAATCCAGACACGCGCCGACGAACTCCGAGCCATCGCTGCCAAGTGCAGGACGCTGAACGATTTCGCCCGCGTCACCGGCTTTAGCATGGAAATAGCCAGGCATACCCGAGACATCCTCGCCCTCAACCTCCCCGACGCACGCCTTCAAACAGGCCCACGCACAGAGGCGCGATCCGTCCCGAAGCCGGTGAAGCGCAAATGAGCCCCACCGAGAAGCCTGTCGAAGAATTTCCGCTGAAAGAGCCGTGGCCGTTCGATGCCCCGTGGGATGACGACGATGGCGCATGATTTCAAGCCGCTCAAGTTCGCGATACCGGGCGCGCTGGCGGAGCTTCCGGTGCAGACCGATCGTATGCGCAGGCTCCAGGCGCTTTGCGCATCCTGCGATTCCGTCATCGAAAAGGACATGGCGCAGGCGCTGATCGACAATGCCGATCTGTGCGCTACCGGAGCCCCTACGGTGATGACGCCTAGGGGAACGATCGAAGGCCCCGGCAAGCTTGTCATTGTCTCCCAGCACGGTCTGGGGGGGCGCTTCCGGGCAGACTTCGCGCTGAGCATGGAAGGCGGGCGCAAGGTCATCATCGAGTGCGACGGCATCGAGTGGCACGACCGCACGAACCAGCAATTCATTTCCGAGCGCCAGCGCGAACGGGACATCCTCATTCTTGGCTGGCCGGTGATGCGCTTCACGGGCGCCGAGCTGATGCGCGATCCGAATGCGTGCGCGGCTGACGTTGCCGCTTACCTGTGCGGGGCTGCGTCATGAGCGAGATCAACGCCATGATCCGGCACATGCGGGCGAAGGGCATTGACTGCCACGTCATCCTCGAAGCCGTCGAAGCTCTGTCCGAAGCGAAGAACGAAGCCATCGAAGAACGCCGTGCCGCCGACCGTGCGCGCAAGGCGAGACAGCGGATGGCGCAGCGCCAAGCATTGAAAACACAGGAATTGAGTCACGTGACACCTGCGGAATCCGCGGACATCTCGGACCAAATTTCTTCCCCCCCGGTTTCCCCCCTTTTTCCTTCCCCCAAACCCCTAACCAATAACCCCCCTTTATCCCCCCCAACTTCTCAGATTTTGGAAGCGCGCGAACCCAAATCGAAGCGGGCAAAAGCCACCAGGCTCGCAGCCGATTGGGTTCTTCCGAACGAATTTGCCGAATGGGCGCGCGATTACCGCGACCCGGCTTTCCCAGAAAAAAACCTAACCGACGAGGAAATCGCCCGTGAAGGACATAGCATCGCTGACTGGTCGGCTAACTCAGCAAACGGGGCCAAGGCCGACTGGTTCGCAGCCTGGCGAAACTGGATACGCCGCGCGGCCCCCACGATCCTACGGGCTCGACCACGAGCCGATCGCGCCCCCGGCTTCGCTGCCAACCGTCGTCCGAACGCCGCGCCGCAATTTGCCCCAAACGTCAGTCTTTTCGATGCCCTCGCAATCGCCGGAGCTTCGGCAGGTAACGCTGGGCATGACGCAGGACGGTGGCCGGATCACGGCAATGGTTCTGGCTCGGCGCAGCGACCTGTCCTCGCTGAAGTCATCGATCGAGATGATCCGCGCGGAACTGGCGCCTCCCGGCCCGGAAGTGATTTCGGCGGAACTGGCGCGACTATTCTCGCACTACCCACAGCAGCAGTCCGGTAACAACATGACCGTCGCCGCTGACTGGATGGACGACCTCAGCACGGTAAGCGCCAAGGGCTTCGTGGAAGCCTGCCGGCAGTGGCGCCGCGCCGCCAACGCCTTCAAGCCATCGCCCGGCCAGTTGCTCGTCCTGATCGAGAAGATCGAAGCGCCTTACCGCGACCGCCTGGAAGCGCTTGAGGAAATGGAAATCGAGACGGAGCGCATGTCGCCCCGTGAACGGCTGAACCACCTTCACCAGTGGCTCTACGAGCTTGAGCTGGGGATGGTCCCTTACGACGTCCACGCCAAGGGCCACGACGAAATCCAGCACTACCTCGCGAGCGAGACGGCGCTGGTCAAAGCAGAAATCCAACAACTCGAAACAGGGCAGGGCTAACCATGACCACGTTCAAAGCGACCATCAGCGAAGTTCAGTCCGTTGTGGCTGAGATCCACAACATCCCGCGTGAAGCTCTCAAGAGCAATTGCCGCAAGCGCATCTGGGCCCGCGGATCGCAAGATCAAGGCGAACGAAGCGACCGACCCGAAGCTTGCAGCGCGCCTTGCCGAATGCCGCGCACGGATCGCGGCGCTTGTCTCCCTGCGCATCGGCAAGCTGCTGGTGATGCAATCGGGCGGCTCGTCCTCCGACTGGACCCCGCCGCCTCCGATGCAGCTTTCGAAACCGGATGTTGTTGTGGCGTCGATCGACATGATCTCGTGGCGTGCGCTGGGCGGCGAAGTCCGCGTTGCAGCATGACCTGGACCCTGAAAGACATCGAAGCCCGACCGCACGTCAAGCTGTCCACGCCGATCCGGTTCAAGCCAGCGGCTGACGTGGTGTCGGTACAGCTTACCATGCCGCCGAGCGTGAACGCTTGCTGGGCGAACGTTCCCAAGAAGGGGCGCGTCAGATCCACGGCCTACCGTCGCTGGTCGAAGCTGGCGACACAGGAGCTTCAGCAGCAACAGGCGGGCAGGGTAGCGGGCAAGTTCTGTATCGTCATCACCGCCAAGCGCACGAAGCGCAAGCGGGACATTGATAATTTGGTGAAGCCGATCCTCGACCTGCTGGCAGGCGTCGTCACCGAGGATGACGCGGAATGCGAGCGCGTGTCTGCGGGATGGGCTGACGAGGGACCGGAAGGCGTCCGCATCGACATCCGGAGGGCAGCGTGATGGACACGAAGATGACCCGGCGTCCCGAGTTCCTCGCTGCGCAGATGCGCCAGCGCAAGAAGGATGCGGCGGAAGCCCTCGCGCGCGGCGAATGCATGATGGACCTGTCGAAGAAGTGGGGCGTCTCAAGGCCCTGCGTCTCCGAATGGTGCGCAAGAAACATCAGCCGGGAGGACCGCCGCGCGCTTGCGGAAAACGGATACGCAAAGAGCGACCACAACCGCAACGTGTTCGGGACATCGGATCGCCTGGAGCTTGTGGCGCTCTGCCGCGAGAAGGGCTGGACCGATGCGCGCATCTCTCGTGCGCTTGGCATCAGCCGCGCCGGTCTTTGCCAATGGCTGAAGCGCAACGCACCGGACGGCATAGACGACGCCCTTTCCGACTACCGCGACGAGGAGGCCGCGTGATGACCAGCACCTATTACCCCAAGCCCCGCCTAGTCGAACGCTGGAGCCCGAAGGCTAAGGGTCCGAACGAGTTCTGCCAGAAGACGAAATACGACCAGCAGCAGAGGCTCCGTTACCTCTGCCAAGCGCCGACGCTCGACGGCAAACAATACTGCGACACCTGCTTCAAGGAAACGCTGACAGGCGGGGACCGCAAGCCGCCAGAGGCTGTCGCGATCGAGCCGCTTCACTGGACGAACGATAAGCCGCGCAAACGCGCCTAACGCACACAATCAGAGGGACCACAGATGACACTGCTTGAAGAACTGAAAGAGCGCCGCACAGCAGTAAGCGCGGAGATGGACCGCCTCGAAGACGTGGGGCGCGACATTGACCGCGAATGGAAAGCGCAGGAGTGTCTGTTCGGAGATCTGGACACGGCAATCCGTGCGCTTGATCCGCTTGATCCGCCAATTGAAGAAGAAATGTTTGGCGACGAGGACGAGCCCGCCCCCATCGTCAACACCGATGAAGGCTGGGAGCTAGAGCCCGCCCTGATCGACGAGCCCGACGACGCCAGCGAGTTCGCTGAGAGCGAGGGCGATGTACCAAACGAGATCGAAGCTTCGGCGTCCGGTGCCACCTTGCCCACCAATGACGCCTGCGCCCTCCCCGGCGGGGTCGAAGAAAGCCGGGACCAATCCGACGACGAAGCCGAACGAGCCGCAGCCATAGAGCTGACTGCTGACGTTGAGCCCGAAATCCAGGCGCTCATCGAAAGCGGTGAGCACTCCTACGACGAGGTTGCGGCCATCGCGTACCCGGAGCCGCAATGGAACGAGCCCCAGCCGACCGAGGGATACGCGCCTGTCGTTGATAACGCCGAGGCGCACATCCAGGCCGTAGAGGCTGAACGCTATGCCCAGCCGACGAACCCCGATGCTGACTTCTGGGCGCGTGGACTAGCCCCGTCTGAGCCCGAGAAGAAACACCGGTTCAGCATCTTCGGCCACAAGCGCGAGACGGAGGAGGTTTCCTGATGGATTGGATCAGTCAGGGCTTTTTCGTGTCGCTCGTGCTGCTGGGCATCTGCCTCGCGCTCCCCGCCATTTCGTTCGTCGCTAGATCGTGGAGGAAGCCGTGAGCTGGGAAGGCTGGACCCTCATGGGGTTGCTCGTGGCCGGCACGATCGGCGGGCTGTGGCTCTGGACCAAGTACGGATCGCAGGGTGGGCACGACACATGAGGATATCCGCACTCTGCATCCTCGGCCTTGTGGCGCTGTTTCTGTACGCGCCGCAGTCGCTGAACATCATCCTGTCAGGCTTCGGCATCCTCGCCCTGAGCCTGCTCGCGATCGGTTCCATTTTTCATGAAAGGCGCAGAAGATGAACGGGGCTCAAGGGGCGGTGCTGTCTAACAGGCAACGGAAGATCCGGCGTCAACGCAGCGTGCAGCCAGTTGCACAGAGGTCAATGCCGGAAGTCATCCGGCCTCAATCTCTGGTAACGCGCGCCGTGATCGAGCCGGAAAACCTCCGCTGGTTCGCAATGTGCGTCCAGTCGGGCAAAGAGGAGCGCATCGTGCAGGTGATGGACCTGTGCAGCATCCCGGCAGCAATCCCGACCGTGCCGCGGCACCGGGTCAGGCGCGGCAAGGTGTTCCGCTGGCGCTCGCCCGTCGCAGGTGGTCTGGTCATGGTCGGCTTTCCCGGTACGGCGCAGATCAACTGGCACGAGCTGACCCGGTTCTCGCTGGTCCACGGCTTCGTGAAGCTCAACGGTAGCCCGCGTCAGATCCCGTGGAGCGCCGCTTACGAAGAGGACGGCAAGGTGAAGCGCGGGGGCGTCGAGACGCTTCTCGCTGATCTGGAAGCCGTCAGGGTCAACGCGGCCAAGTATATCCGCCTGCGCCCGGCTTACGAACAGGGCGACGTGGTCTGCATCGAGGATGGCCCCTTCGCCGGCCATCGGGGCGAGGTTATCGCAAGCACGAACCTGGACGTGCAGGTGCTGCTGACGTTGTTCGGGCGAGCGAACCCGATCACCATGCCGATTGGCGATGTAGTGAGGGCGGCATAACTGTCCACAACTCAACTGGTTGACGAACCGTCCGACCCCATACACAATAGGTGTCAAGGGTATGTTGGGCTTTAAAGTTGGCGGCAAGCTCCCCAGCATCCCGATGAATTGGCGCCGGATCGGCAATGCCAAATTTCATCGCGTTTGGAAAATATTGCCTAAAATCGGAGAAGGGGGCTTCTCCCATGATGCTCAGCTTCGCTGATTACTTCTGGGTGCTGCTGGCCTTGGCCTGCGCCATAGCATTCGGGGCCTATTTCTTCAGCAAGACCCGCATTGAACCCCGCGGCATTGTCCGCGCCAACGATGTGACGGACGAGAAGCTGAGGCAGGCCGTTATCCGTGCCGTCAAAGGCGTCGATGTCGCCTCAATGCCCCGCGAACAAGCGGAGCGGCATCTTGAGGAGTTATCCCGGCACGCCACGGCTAGAGAATACGCCGAGATTTACGCCCAGCCGGTCGAGGTTACGGAAACCTGGCCCGACGCGCGCTGCATCATTTCAGGCAACATTGCCGTCATTGACCTTTGGGTAGGCCATCGGATCGTGGGCGACCGAGAGGGCATCAAGCCTATCCAGGTAGAGGTAAACCGGCAGGCAACGCTAAAGCTGGAAACCCGGCGCCCGCTCAAGGAAGCGTGGTCCGACATCACCAGCCCGCCAGCGAAGTCTGAGCCTGTCGCGCCCCGGCTGAAGGTTGCATCTGCATCGTCCAGCCCCCCGCCATCCACAACCC